TATTAATTAGTTGTCTTTTTTTCAGAACATTTACAGGTTCCGAACTCTATGTATATGAGTTGGCAAAAAACTTAATTAAACAAAATTGTGATGTTACGGTCCTATCTCAAATAGGAGGACCTTTGACTGATTTAGCAAAAAAACAAGGAATTAAATGTTTTTCATTTGAACAATCTCCAGGATTTAAGTTGGGGGATGGTAAGTGGGGTCTTACAACTGAAAACGGATTTCAGGCATCTCAAGAAAATGTCATGTACCGAATTGGTGAAGTGAATTTTGATTTAATACATATGCAACATAAACCAGTTGCGGAAAGAATGATTCAATTTTACCCTGAAATAGATAAAATTTATTCTATCCATTCTGAGGTGATTGAATTAGAAGATCCAATCAAACACGAGTCAATCAAAAAGTATATTGCAATAAGACCTGAAATAAAGGAACATATTATAGATAAATTTGAAATTGATGAAAATTTGATTGAGGTTATTTATAATCCAGTTGATAATGAAAAATTCAAACCCAAATCGGTAAAAGAAGAAAACTATGTTTTATTTGTAGGTACTATCGATTATCTAAGGAAAGAAACAATTATGGACTTAATCGATTATACATCAGACAATGGTAAAGAACTTTGGATAGTCGGTGAAGATAAATCCAATTATCTTCCCGCAATATTGATGAACTCACATGTAAAACACTTTTCTCCAACATGGAACGTAGAACCTTACGTCCAAAAATGTTCCGAGACTGCAGGTATCCAATTAGGAAGAACAACTATAGAAGGATGGATGTGTGGAAAACCAAGTTGGATTTATAAAGTTGACTCTGGTGGATTTATTTTATCTAAAGAAAAATTCAATCCACCTTCAGATATTGAAAAATATTATTCCTCTAATGTCGCATCTCAAATAAAAGAAGAATATAGAAAAATATTATAATGGATAGAATTATTGATTTGAAAGAAAACGAAATTATATGAGAATAGGTATTATTGGTGCAGGAAGATTAGGTCTTACTTTTGCACTATTATGTAAAAAAGCGGGATACGAAGTTATTGTGTCTGATAAACGTGAAGATTACGTATTTAACTTGAATAACGGAATTTGTAATACAAACGAACCATTAATTCAAAAAATGTTGTTTGAAATTGAAAATTTCAGTGCGACAACTAACAATATTGAAATCATTGAAAACTCAGACATTATATTCACATTTGTTGCAACACCATCTACAACTGACGGTAGTTATGACACGTCCGCAGTTTTTGAAGTTGCTAATGATTTTTTTGAATCTTCTAAATTAGATATACCGGTTTTTAATAAAAAATTCATTATTGGTTGTACGACTAATCCTGGTGACGTTGGACAAATTCAAAATAAACTATCCATGTTTAGTATACAAGTTGCATACAATCCTGAATTTATAGAACAAGGAGAAATAGTCAAAGGGTTGGAACAATCCGATATAGTTTTAATTGGCACCGAATATCAAGAATTGTCCAATGAGTTAATTCAAATATACAATAGAATACAAACTACCCCTGTCCACGCACATATAATGTCACCAAAAGCCGCAGAAATTACTAAAATTGGTATAAATTGTTTTTTAACCACCAAAATTAGTTATGCCAATATGATGGGAGATATTTTAACAAAATCAAATTTGGGTAATGAAATTGATTCTGTTTTGAATGCGGTAGGTGGTGATAGTCGCGTTGGAAAAAAATATATGAAGTATGGATTTGGATTTGGGGGTCCATGTTTACCAAGAGATAATAGAGCTTTGGGTCATTATTCTAACGAACTTGGATTAAAATTAAATCTTCCTCTCACGGTAGATGAATTTAATAAAGAACATGCGGAGTTTATCAAGAATTTTTTTATCGGACAAAATCCTGACAAGGGTATACCTTTTGTCATGAATTACGTAACATATAAACGAGGAACCGATATACTGGAGGAGTCACAACAATTAAAATTATGTTTGGATTTATTGGAAGAAGGATATTATGTAAACGTAATAGAAATAGAACCAGTTATTAAACAGTTATCAGATTTAAGTGAACAATTTAACAATAGATTAAAATTCTATAAACCAGGAACATCTCCTGAAGGGTTTGTAATTAACCTACAATGATAAAATTCGTAGTTTGCGTTTGGAACGCAGAAAAATATATAAAAAATTGTATCAGAACTTTGAAGTCCCAACAAGATAGGGATTTCAAAGTTTTTATCATTGATGATGTATCTACAGATAATACCGTAGAAATAACTAAATCATTAATTGTAGATGATAATAGATTCCATTTAATAGTTAACTCAGAGAAAAAATTTAAGTTAAAAAATTTAGATGAATTAATACCAACATTTGAAGATAATGATATTATAATTGAATTAGATGGGGACGATTTTTTACTTAATTCAGAAGTTGTTTCTGACATCCGTAAAATTTATTCAGATGGTAAAGTTTGGTTAACTAATGGTTCCTTTATGTATTCTAATGGCAATCCAGGATTTTCAAGTAAATGTGATCCTGATACAGTTCGTAAGGATGTCTTTAGATTTTCTCACCTAAGGACTTGGAAAACCTTCTTATGGAAATCCATTCCAAAAAATTATCTTAAAGATGATAATGGAGAATATTTCAAGTCAGCAGCTGATGTCGCATATACCTTTTCACTTTTAGAATTAGCGGGAGAAGAAAATTATAGATTTTTACCTAAACTATATTACGTTTATAATGAACAATCTCCATATAATGATCACAAACCAGGAAGCGCAACTGGAGGGGGGCATCGAGAACAAGAAAGATGTTCAAACATAATACGTAATAAACCAAAATTAAATAAATTAATTAGATGAGTAACTTAATATCATGTAATTTAATGGGTGGATTAGGAAATCAAATTTTTCAAGCGGCGCACGCTATAGCTCAAGGAATTACACATAATCGCGAAGTGGTTTTTGTTCCTAGATCTTGGACTCCCATGCAGGGAAGACAAACACAAAACTATATTAATAATATTTTCCGTAATCTAAAGTTTGTTGACAACATAGATGGATTTGAAAAAGTAATGGAAGGACCTTGGGAGTTTAGTGAAGTATTCGTTAAAAATCACGATACCGTATTTGACGGATATTTCCAAAGTTCCAAAAATTTTTTAGGACATGATGATAGAATTAGAAATATATTCTCACCAACTGAAGAATTCATTAGTGAAATGATGGATAAACATCCTGAATTACATCAAGAAAAAACGTTGTCAGTTCACATCCGAAGAGGTGACCTATTTATGAATCCTGACATCCACCCAATAGCAAATGAAAAATATGTTGAAAAAGCATTAAAAGAAATTGGAGAATATTCTCATGTGTTTGTTTTCAGTGATGATAAAGAATGGGTTAAAGAAAATTTAAAGTTTGAAAATGTAACATATGTTGATGATGTTGATTACAAAGAAATGTGGTTAATGTCCTTGTGTAAAAATAACATTATTGTAAATTCTACTTTCTCATGGTGGGGAAGTTTCTTAAATAAGAACCCTAATAAAAAAGTAATTGCGCCATCGATTTGGTTTGGTCCCAGAGGTCCAAGAAATTATAAAGATATATACGAGCCAAACTGGACTGTATTAAAAGTAAATTATGAAGACGGATGGTTAAACTAAACATGTTATCAAGAAATTTCGCACACGACAAAGGGTCAACTGCGAACAAAGCTCCAGTTCATATTGAATGGTGTTTTAATAGTTATGAAAATCCAATATCAGTTTATTTGGATAATGATTTATTTAAAGGAATTGAAGACCACAAAGTTGATAATGGTACTAAGAAAAAATTTCTTTGGGTTATTGAATCAAGAAAGTTTGATGGTGGTGCTGTAGACAATATTAAAAATAATTTAGATTCAGTATTAGAAACATTTGAACAAATTTGGACACATAATGATGAATTATTATCATTACATCCAAAATTCAAATGGACACCATCATATGGTGTTTACATTAAAGAATTTGGAATTTATCCAAAAAATAAGATGTCTTCAATGATTACGTCTAATAAAAGATGGACTCGTCAACATGAAATCAGACATGATTTTGCCATGGCAAACCAAGATAAAATCGATGTTTTTGGTAGAGGAATTAATGAAATACCCAATAAAGAAATAGGATTAAAAGATTATATGTTTTCATTTGCAGTTGAAAATGATACTTATGACACTTATTTCACTGAAAAGATTTTGGATTGTTTCGCAACAGGAACTATCCCTGTTTATATGGGTACAAAAAAAGTTGTAGAATATTTCAACCCTGAGGGAATAATTTTCTTTGATGGTACTTTCGATTTATCGTTACTAACTGAAGAATTATACCAATCAAAAATGGATGCGATAAAAGACAACTACGACAGAGTACAAAAGTACAGTGTTTTGGATGATTGGATTTTTGAAAACTATTTAATAGATTATGTCTAAGATTTGTTTAATAAGACAACCTGCAGGTATTGGTGATATTTTTTTTACCCAAAAAATTGCCAAAGATTATATCTCAAGAGGGTATACTGTTATATGGCCAGTGATTTCACAATTTGAATTCATTAAAGATTATATTAAGGTAGATAACTTAATGTTTGTTAACGAAAATTCTGATTTCCCTCATAAAAATATCTATCATGAAGGTTATTCCAAACCAATGGTAATTAATGTAAACGATGTTTACCTCCCAATTCAACATTTTGATAGACATCATAATGGATCTGTTATGCATGCAAAATACAAGTTAGTCGATATGGATTTTGGAGATTGGTTAGATTATTTTTCATTCGAACGAAATTTGGAACGTGAACAAAAACTAATCGACCATTTTGATGCAAACAACAAAGAATTTGTATTTGTTAACCGAATGTTTGGTTCTCCACCAGATTCAAAACCATGTCCACATATGGGACAATTCGAAAATTCGATTGAAATGACTTATTTAGGATGGGACAATCTTTTTGATTGGATTGGCTTATTGTTAAAGGCAAAGCATATCTACACAGTCGAAACTTCGATTCTATATATAATTAATAAATTAGGGTTAAAAAATGTTACGGTTTACTCAAGACATAACCCTCCGAGTTTTCATCAAGTAGAACATATGTTCGATAAAGATTTAACTTATATAAAATGATACACGTACCTGTTAGCGTTGGAGAATTGATTGATAAATTGTCAATCCTGTATGTAAAAAGCATCAAAATAACTAATGAAGAAAAATTAGTACTAGTTAATAAAGAATTTGAATTACTTTATAATTTATCATCAGTTTATCTAAATTCTTCTGAAATTGAATTATTATATCATCAATTGTGTAATATAAATGAAAAACTATGGGATATTGAAGATGAATTACGAATATTAGAAACAAGAAAATCTTTTAATGTAGATTTTATAGAACTTGCAAGAGGCGTTTATTATACAAATGACGAAAGATTTAGAATAAAAAATGAAATAAACCAAATCACCGATTCAGAAATTAGAGAGGTGAAAGAATATGTAAAATATAACTAAATATAGATAATGGAAAAAATTTCAATTATTTGTGTAGTTAGAAATGACCAATATGGACTAAATCAAGTAGATAGAACTATCGGATTTCTTAAATCATTGAATGAAATTCCAAATAAACAAAGTTATGAAATAATTTTTGTCGAGTGGAACCCGTTACAAAATGACATAAGTTTTTACGAAAAATATTTGGATTACTTTCCGAATAATATTAATTATAAAATTGTAACAGTTTCTAAACAAACTCATGAATCTATTTATAACCCACTTCAACTACCATTATTTGAATATTATGGAAAAAATGTAGGGGCTCGTCATACCTCAACAGATTTTTTTATTTTTACAAATCCTGATAATATTTTCTTTCCACAAACTTGGATAGACATTGAATCATATATATCTGAAGATTATTTTATGAGACTATGTAGGTCTGACGTTAGATTTACAGATTCAAGTATAATTCATAATACAAAAGGAGTTGAGACTATAAAAAGTTTAATGCAAAATCATTTTCACTTTTATGAAACTCCTGCGTATCATTTAAATAAGGCCGAATTTTACGAAGAAATGACTGAAGGATTTATTTGGGAAATAAATCATGAAGGAGCTTCTGGTGACTTTTTTGGTATTAGTAAGAAAAACTTCTATAAACTTAAAGGATATCGTGAATATTGGACATATGGAGTTTATGACGGATTAATTTGTCGAGACTCCAAAAAAATTGGATTGAACCAATTTATTCTACCAAAATATTCAGTACACATTGATCATTCAAGACCTCATCTTGGTTCCAAACAAATGACTGATTATAATATGGAGAATGTTAACGGAGAAGATTGGGGATTACATAATAAAAACGGAATTTCAGTAATGGAATTCATTTAAAACAAAAAAAAAATGAGTTTATTTGGGGCATTTTGGGATTTGGGACATGATAATGATCCGAACATTGTTGGAATCCAAAATTTTGGAAATGGACGTGGGTTATTTTATAATTTACAATGGCAACCGAGAGGGGTTCTACATATAGGAGCGTGGGACGCTTGGGAGGCGAAACAATATGCCACTTTTTGTGGGAGTAATTGTGTATGGATAGAAGCTCATCCTAATTCATTTGAAAGATTCAGGAATGAAGTTGAAAAACATGGTCAAAAAATATACAATTACGCAGCATGGAATGTCGATGATTTGGAACTTAATTTTTATTGTCCTCCATCAAATCAAGATTCCAGTTCTTTAATTGAACAACAAGGTAATGTTATAAAAACAAAAACAATAACTATTAATACATTGTTCAATAGAGAAAATTTGAATTTTACCGATTATGATTTTTTAAATATTGATACTGAAGGGGCTGAATTACAAGTTTTAGAAGGAATTGATGATAATATAAAAAACTTTGAATTTATTATCATTGAGGTAAGTGATTTAGGTTCAGATTTCGATAAATCCATCAATAAAATATTAGAAGAAAAAGGTTTTGTATGGATTAAAGATAGTACACATCACATTAGTTCAGTTAATGGTAAATCTTTTTGTGATAAACTTTATAAAAAAAGATAATGAGAGAAAAAATTTCAGTAGTTATAATTGGAAAAAATGATAACTATGGTGGTGATTTGATACATCGATTAACTCATTGTTTAAATGTTTTAACACAATCATTCGAAGAAATTATTTACGTTGATTGGAAATCGAACGGAAAAACTTTGATAGAAGAAGTTATTGAAAATATTGTGAGGAGAGATAAGATTAAATCTTACATTGTTACTGAGCAAGATATAGAAAATAATAATCCTGAATATATTAATTACTCAATTGTTGAGGTAATTGCAAGAAATATCGGAATTAGACGATCGACAAATGAATGGATATTGGTGACTAACGTTGACGTTTTAATCGAAGAGTTTGAGTTATCGGAATTTAATAAGCACACACTCTACACATCCGCAAGAATTGATATCCCACAAGAAGTTCATATCAAATATAATGATTCAATGGAATTACTAAATTTCATTAAAGAAAATAAAAACAAATTCAAAATGCAACCTGATGCTGTTATTGACGGAAAGTCAGTTTGGGATTCAGGTGACGTATGGTCTTTGGTTGTGGGCTGTGGTGATTTTCAATTTGCACATAAAGATGTATGGTATGGTATTAGGGGTTTTGAAGAGTCATTTGGTGGTAGATGTTATGCCGATTCTAATTTGATGAAGAAAGGTTCTTTATATTTTGATATTAAAAAGGCTGAAGTTACACTATATCATTTAAATCACGGGACTAATAAAAATTCATTACCCAATGAAATATTACCAATGAACGATAGACTTGTTTGTGTTAATAATTTTACGGAAACATCAAATTCGGAAAATTGGGGATGGGGTAACTATGACTTAAAAAAATTATAAAAAATAAATTAATATGTACGGAGAACAAATGTATAAAGAATGGTTGTCGGAAATACCATCAGAATTAAATATTGTAATAGATATTGGTAGCAATTACGGAGAGTTTATAAATCTTTTAAGTAATAAAAAAATTAAAGAGTTACATTATTTTGAACCAGATATTGATAATTTTTCCAAGTGTTCCGAACTTATGTCTAAGTTTAATTTTACTCATGGTCATAATTATGGAATTTTTTATGGTACGAAAGAATCTAAAGTGCAGGGGGTTGGAGACAATAATGATGGAGGATATATGGTTTCTGAAATTGATGATGAATTTAAAGATGAAATTTGGGGAGATAAAATAGTGACATATGATGGTAAAATATTCAAGCTTGAAACTCTTGAATATTTCTTACATCAACCTGTAGATCTCGTCAAATTAGATGTTGAAGCATCTGAATACAATATATTAGAAAACTCCGAACTAATAAAACAATCGAAATATATTTTTGTTGAGTGGCATAATAAACCGATGTCTTTTGTCCATAGTTTCATTAACAAACATCTTCCAATGTATGAAAAATACAAAGAACATGAACAGCATACTTTTTTGAAATTAAAGATATGAAGTTAAATTTAGATTATACTAACGACCCGAGATGGGGAAAAATGTCGGACATACATAAAAAATCATTACCGATACCAAGTGTGTTCGTGAGTATTCTTTATCAGTACCAAGATAAAATACCTAACTTGAATGAAGTAAATTTTGCGATTGAGACAGGGACGTACGATGCGAGTACTTCTGTAATTTTGGCGGAACATTTTGATGTTGTATTCACAGTGGAATTATTTCCTGACCGTAACCCATATGATGGAAAAAGTTATAGAGAAATTTATAAAGAACTTTCAGAAAAATATGGTAACCTTACTTTCTTAGAAGGTAATTCAAGTGATGTATTAAAATCAGTTTTAGAAGAATTACCTGATGAAAGATTCTTAATCCTATTGGATGCTCACAGTATGTTAGATGGTCCATTAAAAGAAGAATTAGGGGCTATTAAGGAGGCAAGTAACCGTACTGATCATGTAATGTTAATTGACGACTGTAGAGACTTAGGTCAAGGAAATTTCCCAACACTACAAGAGTTTAAAGACTCATTATATAACATTAACCCTAATTATACAATCATAAACACAATGGAAGGTAACCACGTTTATTTAGTTTATTAATATGAAAAAATTTATTATAACAACAACAATCAATAGTCCAACAGAAGCAACTATAAAATTCTGTAAGATTGCAGATAAAAAGGATTTTCAATTTGTTATCGTTGGTGATACCAAAACTCCACATGATGAGTATCATGAATTGGAAGAACAATATGAAAACGTAATTTATCTTACTCCTGAAATACAATCGGAATTGTATCCTGAGTTGTCCGAAATTATCGGATGGAAGACCATTCAAAGACGTAATATTGGTTTTGTTTATGCATATGAAAATGGAGCTGAAATTGTCGCCACAGTCGATGATGATAATATACCTTATGAATTCTGGGGTGATAACATATTACTGGGTCAAGAAATTGAAGTGGATGAATATGAAAACTTGTCATGTCCTTACTTTGATGCAATTTCCACAACAGAACATAATGATTTATGGCATAGAGGATTTCCAATTGAATATCTACAAGTAAAAAATAATATAGAATATAAAGGAAAAACTAAAATCACACCTTTAGTTCAAGCGGAGTTTTGGGATGGAGATCCAGATATAGATGCAATTTGTAGATTAAGTAAAAAACCTATCGTCAAATTCAAATCTTTTGACCCTTTCACAACAAAACAATTAACTCCATTCAACTCACAGAACACATTCCTACACAGAAGTATCCTTAAGTATTATTCAGTATTTCCATACACAGGAAGAATGGATGACATTTGGGGATCATATGTAATGCAACACTATTTTCCAAATTCAGTGATTTTTGCAAAAGCTTCTGTTTATCAAGCAAGAAATCCACAAGATCTTGTAAAAAATTTGGAGAACGAAGTGATTGGTTACAGAGGTACATTAAACCTTATTGATAACATCGAAAAATTTAGGGATTTACTTCCTACTAAAACTGTCGAATATTTTGACATATATCAAAAATACTTTAACTAATGAAAAAAATTGTAGTATTAGGTGGTGGAGGGTTCATAGGTGGACACCTTGCCAAAAGATTAAAAGAAGAAGGAAATCATGTACGAGTATGTGATATTAAAAAACACGAATACTTCTTCCAAGACGAATTCTGTCATGAATTTATATTAGGTGACTTAACAGACCCCAAAGTTGTAGAATTAGTAATCGAAGAGGGTGTTGATGAAGTTTATCAACTCGCGGCAGATATGGGAGGAGCGTTATACATTTTTACCGGAGAACACGACGCAGATGTAATGTACAACTCAGCGACCATTAATCTTAATGTCGCTCGTGAAGCGGTAAAGAAAAAAGTCGGTAAACTATTTTACTCATCTTCAGCATGTATGTATCCCGAACACAATCAGATGGACCCTGACAATCCAAATTGTGAAGAATCCTCGGCTTATCCTGCTAATCCTGATTCTGAGTATGGATGGGAAAAATTATTCTCTGAAAGATTATACTTGGCGTTTAGTAGAAACTATAAATTGAATGTTAGAATTGCAAGATTCCACAACATATTTGGACCACAAGGTACATGGAATGGAGGTAGAGAAAAATCACCTGCGGCTATGTGTCGAAAAGCTGTCGAAACTGAAAATGGTGGAGAAATTGAAGTTTGGGGTAATGGTTTACAAACTCGTTCTTTCTTGTATGTTGATGAATGTGTTGAAGCAGTACTTAGATTAATGGAATCCGATTTTGAAGGTCCTGTGAATATTGGTAGTGAGGAAATGGTTACAATCAATCAGTTAGCTGAAATGGCAATTGAAATATCTGAAAAAGATATCAATATCAAAAATATTGAAGGTGTAGAATTTACTAAGAAGTATGGTTTCAAGTGTCCATTGGGGGTTAAAGGGAGAAATTCTGATAATAAATTATACCGAGAAAAAATTGGATGGGAAGTAAGTCAACCTTTATCAGTAGGTTTGAAAAAAACTTACCAATGGATAAAATCACAAGTTGATAAAAAAAACAATGAAACTTTGTGGATTTATGAAAGTCCTGATGGGGGAGATACAGTTTATAAAAGAGAGTCAGGAAATATAGATAGACATAAAGTTAAATAATTAACAATGGGTAGATTAACAAAACCAAAACCAACTGCAACTTTACCAAGTGAAGAAGCTCCGATTAAAAATAAAAAACAACAAATTTGTTCAATAATTAAACGAAAAACCAAAGAAAAATTTTTAACTGAAAGTCAAAAGGAATACTATGAAAAATTAGTAAACAATCAGATTAGTATTTGTTCAGGTCCGGCCGGTGTTGGAAAAAGTTATATCGCTATGAAATGTGCGGTCGATTTATTATCTGACCCTAATACACCTTATGAAAAAATTATAATTGTAAGACCTGCAGTTGAGGCTGAAGAAAAATTAGGTAGTTTACCTGGTGGTGTTGAAGAAAAACTTGACCCATATATTTTTCCATCATATTATCTATTGAATAAAATAATTGGTAAAGATAATAGAGAAAAATTAAAGGAAATTGAGTCAATAGAGGTATTTGCATTGGCATACATGAGGGGTATGAATATTGACAACTCAATTTTGATTTTTGAGGAAGCTCAAAATTCTACACCAAGTCAAATGAAATTGCTATTAACTAGAATAGGATTTAACTCAAAATTTTTTATATCAGGAGATTTGGAACAATTTGATAGACACAAAGACAAAACACAAACTGGTCTTTGGGATGCTCTTAAGAAATTTCAAAATATGAATGATATTGGTGTTTTTGAATTCAAGTCTACAGATATTGTTAGAAATCCATTAATATCTAAAATATTAGAAAAATACGAAGAATGAGAATTGGGATTGAGTTGAATGGAGTTTTAAGGGACACTCTTAAAAAAATACAACAAGAGTATGAAAAATGGTATCTAAATAATCCATTCAAAGAAGAAAGTGACGAAGATGATTTCAAATATGAGGTTTTATCTGACCTAACTACATTAAACATTTCAAATCATTTGAAATTTAGGAGTGAAGATGAATTGTATGATTTTCTATATAAAGAACACACTATGGAAATTTTCGGGCATGCGGGTTCCGTGGAACCTTCAGGTCTTGTAGAATTAAATGAATTTTACTTAGACCTGAGAGAATCTCATGACATTATTATTGTTTCGGATGAAATAGGTAAATCAAAACCTGCATCATTATTTTTCATTTCTAAGTTTGGTTGTTTAGTTGAAACTGTAAAATTTTATAGTGAAAGTACAATTAATTCATTGTGGGATTCTGTAGACATTTTACTTACCGCTAATCCTAAACTATTATTGGATTATCCAAAAAACAAAATGGTAATTAAATTCAATACAATATATAACGAAGACATTGAATCCGATTTGAATATTTCAAGTCTTAAGGAGTTAAAAACAAAAATACAAGAAATAGCATGATACAAGTATTAGGAGAAAATTATTTTATCGACTTAGATGAAATTGAAAGTTATCTTGATATGAGCCAGAGTGAAGATTCCTCTGATTCAGAATCAGGAGTAACAGAAACAAAAATTAACATTATTAAATTTGAAATGGTTAAGTTGTTGTTAGACACGGTCCTTACCGAGCAAGAAGTCGTAGATGAAAAGCTTGGTATGAAGTCAAACTCTAATGTAAGTATACCATTCAAAATCGCGTTTAATAGTTTATTAAATAAAAAACTTATCAATCATTATTAATATGGAAAACCAACTTCAAGAAAAAGTAAAACAATCCATTACGATACTAAGAGAAAAACAAGCCAGAATATATTTTTTAGTTCAAGATACTAAAGGTAATGCAAAGGCATCTGTAAGACTCATATATCAAATGGCAAAAATATTAAAAGACAATGGATTTAATCCAATTATCCTTCACGAAAAATCTGATTATGCGGGTGTTGTGGCATGGTTAGATGAAGAATACATGTCCTTACCTCACAGAGCAATCGAAGGTCAAAATTTAGAAATTTCACCTGAAGATTTTTTAGTCATCCCAGAAGTATTCGGATTTGTTATGGACCAAGTAAAACAACTTCCTTGTGCCAAAATTGTATTAACTCAACAATACGCTCACATGTTGGAAACTTTACAACCAGGTCAAACATGGAATCAATTCGGATTCCTAAAATGTATTACTACTTCGAGTAAACAAAAAGAATATATTGAAAGGGTTATGAGACAAGTCTCATTTGATATTATCGACCCTTTGATTGGTGAGGAATTTACACCTAAGTCGATACCAGCAATGCCAATCATCGGTGTTCATACAAAAGAACAAAGTGATGCTATTAATTTAATCAAAACTTTCTATTTGAAGTTTCCACAATACAGGTGGTTCACTTTTCGAGATTTGAGAGGTTTGTCAGAAAAAGAATTTGCAAATTCTTTAAGAGACTGTTTTTTAAGTGTTTGGATTGATGACCACAGTGGATTTGGAACGTTTCCTTTGGAATCTATGAAATCTAATGTACCAGTCATTGGAAAAGTTCCAAACCTGTCTCCTGATTGGATGAGCGAAGACAATGGTATTTGGGTGACGGACCAAACTTTATTACCTGATTTAGTTGCCGATTATGCACAAAATTGGTTGGAAGATAATATTGACCCACAAATCTATGAAAAAATGAAAGAAACCGTTGAAAGGTATATCGATAAACAAAAGTTTGAATCATCCATTGTTTCATTATTTGATGGTTATTTAACCACCCGAGCTGATTCATTCGAAAACCAAATCACCAAAACAGAAGAATAATATGAATAATACATTATCACTATCAGTAATACTTCCCATAAAATCTTCCAAAGCGAAAGATTTCGATGAATATTTTGAAAAGGCGATTTCATCTCTAAAAAATCAAACAGTTGGTTTCGAGGAATTAGTTATCGTACATACACAAGAAGAATCTTTAATTGACCACCTAAATTCTTATGATTTTGGGGATTTGAATGTCACAAAATTATTGTGGGATAAAGACCCAAGTTATGCAAATCAAGTAAATTTCGGAATTAAAAATGCAAAGGGAACTTGGGTTTCTCTTTTTGAGTTTGATGACGAATATTCTTCAATTTGGTTTAAGAATGTACAAAAGTATGTTGAATCATTTCCTGACGTTCAAATGTTTTTACCTGTGGTTGTTGAAACAGATGAGAAGGGATTGTTCGCAGGATTTACTAATGAGGCAACTTTCGCGGCAAACTTTTCACAAGAAATGGGGATTTTAACTAATGATACCTTACAAGAATACCAAAATTTCCAAACTGCGGGGTCTGTATTCAAAAAATCAATTATCGAAGATTTTGGAGGTTTCAAACCGTCAATTAAATTGACATTTATTTATGAACTTTTATTAAGACTGACATACAACTCTGTTTCAATAATGACAATACCAAGACTTGGTTATAAGCACGTTAACCTCAGAGAAGGTTCTGTTTTTTGGAACTATAAATTTGGTGTAGATAAAATGATTGAAGACGAAGTTAAGTTTTGGATACAGACAGCAAAAAGAGAATATTTTTTCACGGACGATAGATCCATAAAATATCAATCAGATAATGCTTAATGCAAGAATCACTCTCTGCTGTAACAGAGGATGTTTTATCAAAAAAACGAGGTAGAAAGGCGGTTAAAGAAAATTATTTTGATGTAAGAGAAGAAGAGGCCGTTAGAAAATTTCTAATCGCCGAAACTTCATACGAAAAAAATAAAATATATAATCAATTTTTGAGGTTACCTTTAGATAAAATGATTTCCTCAATTATACGACGATACAAGTTATATCGTAAAGACATGAATTTCGAGGAAATTCATACAGATACACATTCCTTTCTCATGACTAAGGTTGATAAGTTTAAGCCAGATAAAAATAAGAAGGCTTATTCTTATTTTGGTACTATCTGTAAAAATTATCTTATGGGACAGATTATAAAAGACCAAAAAGAAACTAATAGAAAAATATCATACGAAGATATTTCATCAAGTCTTGAAGAAAGACCTGATATGTCTTATCGAATAGATGACGATATTATTGAAACTGATTACGTTATCAATAAATATTTGGAGGAATTAAAAGATTACATCGAATTAGAACAACTAAACGATAATGAAAAGAAATTAGGTTATGCTCTAATTGATTTGTTTGATAATTATGAATCAATATTCTCAGGTGCTGACAATAATAAATTTAACAAAAATGTTATTCTTTTATCATTAAGAGAAATGACTAATTTAAGTACCAAAGAAATACGTAGTTCTATAAAAAGATTCAAAAAATTATACATTGTAATTCAATCAAGAATCAAAAACTGATAAAAAAGTATTTATAGAAATGCCGAGACCTCAAAGAAAAGAAATTAATTTCACTAAAGATTCTATATTATCACTCATGCAAGAAATTTATAATGAACTTGTTGAGCAAAGACAGACTGCAATTAGAATTCAAAATAAAATGTTGGCTTTATTAAAAGACCCATCCGACATGACTACTATTGGCCCTGTAATCGAGAAACAACAAAAAATTGTAAACGATTGTGTGGAGAAAAAAATTAGTTTATCAAAACTACAGTCAAGTATTTGGGAGAAAACAAACAACAACAAAGAGGAATCATTCTCTCTTGCAGATTTAGACGATGATTTGATACAGAATCTCATTGAAAAAGATGTTTCCAAAGATGAGGAATCATATAAAATGAGATAGACTATGCCATTAGATATAAATTCGACTCAACAATCAATTCAGAGTAAAATTGATGCTTATAAAACCTATAGAGAAGTATCTACGTCTGAAAAAGGTTTATTAGGTAAATTGGGTAATTCCGCATCAGAGGCAACTTCTCAAATTTCGAGTCAACTCGATAAAGTAAGTGAATTCCAAAAGAGATTTCAAAGAAACCCTCCAAATTCGATGGACCAACTATTGGGGTTTTTAGGGCAAACTCAGGGTAATGGAAGTTCAACTCTAAAATATCTTAGAACAAAAATATTAGAAGCAGCAGTTCAAATCGAGCCAAAAGTGGCAGGTATATTAAATAAAGAAACTATAAAAGCTCTTGGATGTTCGGTTGAACAAACATATAATGGAGTATCAGCTGAAAGTTTGTCTCTTCAACCAATTCCATTAAGACCTCAACAAGAAGGAATATATATACCAGTCAATTCTTTAGATTTTTTTTCAAATCTAAAGCAGTCACCAGAAACTAATTTCGGTAAAATTTATTATGAAAAACCAGATCCATCTGCCGATTCAATATTTCGGCCGTATGGAGGTCCGCAACCATTCCCAATGAATAAACAATTATTCAATATGATGACTTCTGACAACGCTGGAAGGTCGTTCAATCAAATAAATGGGAAAAATTATTTAGGAAAATCAGGACAAAACCTTTTTGATTTACAATACACTAATACTAATAGTTTTGGTGTGACCGGTGATTATTACAGAGTTTTTCTTATTGATAGAGAAGATGGATCTGGTAATATAACCAACAACGTTGGGGAGTTTATTTCTGATTACTACAGTACCATCAAATTAGTCGATTCGGTTGATATTGGTGCCCAAATTGTCAACATAATTTCAGGAGCAATTAATTATAATACTCAAGTTGGATTCGGAGAAATAAATAACCAGTCCAGATTTGCCCTTATAGTTCAGAGAATTCTTGGTTTATGCTTCGACGACAGGAGGGAAATAGATGTTAGTGGAGTTGCTAAAATTGCTGAATTAGATGGTGTTGATGATTCATTTTTTGAACTTAATGAAATTGATTTAAGAAATATCGATGTAGAAATATCAAATGTTCAAAATGGTATTATGGAATTTGAGGATTGTGATAACATCAAACTCCCCGTAAATTCTGAAGTTTTAATTGATGAATTAATTGATTTTAGAAATACTGAAAGTGGTAACACCGTAGAACAGCAAGTTGAAATTCTTGGACAAATTATTGATTCCATATCTGATAATCCTGATTGGTCTCTAACAGCCCCAACAAACTTAAATGTAAAAGTATCGATAGATAAAAATCTCATTAAAAAAATACCTTTAGCAGTTGCGGCATCCGTATTAACTCCAAAAAATTTACTACCGCTCTATACTTTATTATCCGTAATACAATCCGGAGCAACTTTTACATATAATAAATCAGTTTCTGAAGTTAATGAAACTACAGAATCAATAACTTCATTTGGAAATCAAGGAGCTAACCTCGGTACTCCGGAAAGTAACATTGTTAATAGTGCTGAAGATTTCTTAAAAAAATATAAAACTTTTGCCATTCAAGTCATTTCTCAAATAAATGCTGAGTTTCTTCAAGTCCTTTATGAGATACTAAAAAAAGACATCGTTAATTTAGTTTCGGCAATCATTGGGGATATTTCTAAATCAAAATTATTAAAAAAATATGCAATAATTTTGAGATTAGCCCAACTTGCATTAATAGTGTCACAATTAGTCAATGATTATAGAAGGTGCAAAAGTCTTTTAGATAACATACTCCTTTTATTATCTTTGTCGGGACAACTAGGTAGACTTGGTACCGGATTTGGTCGTACTGAAATACCGTTACCATTATTAGCATTATCTAATTTGTTACCAGGGTTTTCTCCTGAGAGGGCAAGTATTAACGCTATTCAGTTATTACAAGGATTAGGTATACCAACAGGTACCCTACCTGACGGTTCTCCTAATTTAATGTTATTGTATAATTTGGTAACAAATAAAGCTAATGATAAAGAACAGTCGGAAAATGGGAAAATTGAAGTTGTGACCGCAGCTGGCCCAGGATTTGGAAAATCGATATAAACATGAAAGACGAAAAATTTAAGGAAATATTAGATAATCAAATTGGACTCAAGGATTTGCCAAACACAAAATTAATCGAGTATTTGGATTTATTGTCTTCCGATTTTGACTCTACAAAAGAATCTATAATAAAAAGCACTCTCTACCTAGACAGTATTGAAGAATTGTATAATAGAACATTAAAAGTTTACCAAGATAGAAATGGAAAATAACTCAATTTTTTTTCAGTGTAGAGTATTAAACACTGAAGACCCAATGATGCTAGGACGAATTAGAGGTGTTCGACTTATTGACAATTATGACGATATATTAAAAAGTATTAGTGACCCGCCATGGAATGAAGAAAAAGATATATGGACTGCTCGAGACCCATTTGTATTCAATAGTCTGCTTCCATATTTCGTATATTCTGTACCTAAAGTTGATGAATTAGTTCAGGTAATTTACGTAAATAAAGATTTCCAGTATCAAAATCAGTACTACGTTCAAAATACCTTCTCGAGTCCAACCGCAACCTTCAAGGAATATTATTTTGGTGGAAATAAATTCACAGGTACGGGTATGCAAATCAAAAACCCAAAACCGCTCAAAAATCAAGATGGGACATTCACAGACCAATCAGTTCACAAGGGAGTATTTCCACAGCCTGGTGATAATGCATTAATGGGTAGAGGTAGTGCTGATGTTATTGTAAAGCAAGACGAAGTTTTAATCAGGGCGGGTAAATTCAAAGGAGAACAGTTGCAACCGAATGTTATACCTGTTGCAAACCAACAAAGAGGATTCTTACAACTATCCAAGTTTCAGAGTGTATTACAGAATTTAGAACCAAAAGTTTATTTTGAACTACAAGAGGATGTGTTACTTACAAAGTATTTGATTGAATGGGCACTTACCAATCCTGAAAACACACAGGATAAATTTACAGGGGCAGTTTACTTGTATCAACTAAAAGCTGACCCGACTACAAATTCTAAAAATATCACTGTCGATAGTGATGTTTCGGAAAACCTTAAAAAATTGGTCGCACTTGAATCATTTGAGATGTTATCCAAAATAGAAACTATTAAATTTATAAATGATTTCATAAAGCAATGTAATGAAACAGATGTAACTAAAAGAGGTGTTAAATTATTCAATGATAATAATGCCGCAAATAAATTTCCAATTTATTATCGGCCGAATACAATAATGTATTCGAAATTGAATCCATCAACACCGTTAGGATCATCAGCAACACCAATAGAAGTTAGTAACATCAGTGACGTTTATAAGGGGATAAAATTAAATCCTTCATTGAAAGGTGGTTATGGTTTAATTTATGCAAAAGGAAAAGTTGGAATTCCGAGAACTCCTGTAAAAAAGGTAGTCAAACAACAAAAGTATGTTAATCAAGAATCATCTTACGGGGCATTAGGAAGTGATGTTTTATTTTTAGTTTCTCACAACTCACAAATTCCTGGTAAGGGTAAAATTAACTTTGACGATACTTTATATGGTATAACTCCCGAAAAATTTACGAATGAGTTATTACCAAAAACTTCAAGTATGGTTAGGGGAGAAGAACTTTTAGAATTAATAAATTTGATTGTCAAATTCTTGGTAACTCACACTCACGCATATCCAGGTCTTCCACCAGTACCCATAACTCAAGAAGGAACAAACACACAATCAATTCTAACCGAACTGAATAATGCAGTCAACAAAATTCTAAGCAAAAATATTCGACTTAATTGATATTTATTAGTTAAAAGATAAATGTCAATCTTAAGGTCTTACATAAATAAAAACAATACCATCATTTCAAACTCATATGTCAATACGGGTAGAAACCCTGTAATTGAGTTGAATTTTGGTGCTTCAGATTTAATTGTCCCAAACTTTGGTTACACAAGATTTATCTTTGATTTAGATTTATCTTTATTAGAGGAAAATATAATTTCAGGTGTCATATCTACAGGATGTACTTCCGCTATGACTCACACCCTGAAAATGACCAACACATCTTCATTTGATAATGAATTACTTAATTCATTTATGTCCAATGAAAGACGAAGAGCAACCTCATTCGACTTAATATTATGGAGAATTCCTAAGTTTTCAGGAACCACAGGAGAACCTCAATTTTGGGATGAAGGTGTTGGCTATGACTATAATGACTTTAACATTGCACAAAATAGTGCGAATGGTGGAATTTCCCCTTTAACGTACGTTGACAGTCGAGCATATTCTACACGACCATCTAACTGGTATCAGACGACAACTCTCTCTGGATGGTCTCAAAATGGTATCTACGACAATAAGAATGAAGGGTCTGTAAACTATTCAGGTTTGACCATTGTTGCTCGACAACATTTCGAACTCGGAAACGAGGATTTGAATATGGATATGACCTCCGAAATTAATGGTATATTGAATGGTTCCATAACTGGAGTCACAGGTTGGGGTATGTCATATCTACCACAAATAGAAAACATCACAGGTCTTACGGAAAGTTATAGTGTTGCGTTTTTCTCAAGACATACTCAAACTTTTTATCAACCCTATCTTCTAACAAATTACAACGATTTCGTAGAAGACGACAGAAATCTATTCCTTAAAAACCAAGAAAACAAGTTATTCTTATATGTCTATCAAAATGGGGATTTTGTAAATCTAGATTCTGACCCATTCGTTAGAATTGAAGATAGAAATGGTACTGCAGTCACAGGTATGGCTTCGTTGACAACTTGTCTTAAAACTAAGGGAATATACGAGGTTACAGTACCTAATGGATTTTCTAACTATCCAACACCATGTGTATTTTACGATGTATGGTCTGGTCTTACAATCAATGGACAATCAATACCTAACGTAACAAACCAGTTCACATTACAACCATATACATCAGGTATTCAAATCGGTTCAGTCTCCAAAGACCCTGAAATATTTGGTTTTGACTTCTACGGTATTCTACAAAATGAAAAAATCCTTAATACGGATATTCGTAAAGTTGGTGTAACAATTAAGAAGGCATACACAGGACAACAACTTCTGTTGGACGTTTCAGGATTTTATCGAGTATATGTAATGGAGGGGACAACTGAAGTTCAAGTACAAGATTGGACTCCTATAAATCGTACTCCAAATGAATATTATTTCATATTTGATATGAGAGACAAAATACCAAATCAATATTTTGTCGATATTCAAGTGAACACTTCGGGAGAAAAAGATACTTATAAAAGACAATTAACATTTTCAATCGTAAATACAAAATGAGTAAAGTAGTTAAACTAACAGAAAAGGATCTATCACATTTAGTCAAACGAGTTTTGAGTGAGCAACAAGAATCCGAAAATTATATGTTCTTCAGTAATCTAAAACAAATAGCTAGACAATGTCAAATGTTATTGGATATGGATGAAGAAATGATTGACCAAATTCTACAAGATGGTCATGATTGGGCAGATGACCACGTCACAGAGGCTAAAGTTAATATGGACCAAGTTTTTGATTTCATGATGAATGAAAAAAGAAAAATGGAACAATACGTTGACTATGAAGAAATGACAGAAGGTAGAAAGAAAACGGGTACTAAACTTTGTGCTAGGGGATTAGCAGCCGCGAAAGGAAAGTTTAAGGTCCACCCCTCAGCCTATTCGAACGGTTACGGAGTCCAAGTATGTAAGGGCAAGATGCCAGGTTTAGATGGTAAAAAACGTTGTTCGGGAGCATATTGTTAAAAAATAAATAGGGAATCTTAAGGTTCCCTTTTTTTTTGTCAATCAATTTTCATACTTTTGTATAGTTATTATATCCCACAAAAGACATGAAAAAATTCTTCAAAAAACTTTGGATTAAGGTTTTTCTCAAAGTACACAACAGAGTTATCCCACCGATTGAATTCGAAGATAACGAAAGAACTTCAGCCTCTATCTGTCGTAAACTTATTAATCACCAAGATTCCAAGTTTTTGATTGCTCCATTATCTCAAAAAAGATATATTAAAAATGAGACCCTTCAGATGTTCGTAGTACTACAAGATGATAGAATCAATATCACCAATCACATTTATAATTATGACATCACAGTACCCTCTCAAATGACCCAAAAATTGAATCGTATGTTCGACAACAAAGTCGAAGATGCGAGACTAAAGTTTGAAAAGGAAATGCATAGTCAAGTGAGACACTCACTCAAGAAAATTTTAGAAAAACTTATTTGAAATTTTCTTTCAAAACCTTTGTAATTAAATCCCTTAATGATTCATTTCGGGATTTTTTTGGTTTATAACTTACCATTGTTGGTTTATTACCTGTACCTGATTTCGGATTAGCCTTTTCAGCCCTCCTTTTTTGTGAACATGCAGATTTTTTCTGAGCGTCCGTCATTTTAGATGCAACACCAGCGGCTCTACACTTTGGATAACCTTTACTATCGGCTTCAGGTCTTCCACAAGGTGGATGTCCTCCACCTTCTTTTTTTCTACAAATATTTACCCACGGACCTTTTGGTTGTTTTGAACCTTTAGGTTTTTTCTTAGTACCAAACCAAACCGCCAAATCTTCTTTCAAAAGAGATTCTTTCAATGGATCTCCACTCATCGTAGGATTCAGGGCTGATCCTTCTTCGTCATTTTGACCTGTATAAGACTTTTTCATATCCGCCATCATTCCACTTATTTTTTTTGTTCTTTTTTCGATTCTTTCTCTTTGTTCAGGTGATTCTTTGTAATCACCATCAGCCTCTTGATAGGCAAGTTCCGCATTCGTATATTTGTATAAAGCATCGGTAAATGGAGCCAACTGTTCGTCTTCCCACGGTTGTGGAGCTAAAACTATTGGAACCTTGAAACGTCCACTGCTTCCTGTACCCGTCGCTTCTTTTATAATATTTTTTTTCATATTATTCACTATAATAAATATACAGTTAAATCAAAATTATGGAACAAAGGCAACCTATTGGATTACTATTTGGAAGCGTTGGCTATTACAGTCCTGACGATATCAATTCTATCTGTGATGATATGAATTTGGAACAAGCCTATTTTATGATTATAAAAGCTTTGGAATATTCTCACAATTCTAATATCTTTACACTTCAAGAATCCGAATTAGTCTCAAAATCACTTAGAATACTCAACAACCACTTTACTCAAGAAAAATGAAAAAGTTACTAACACTACTTTGTTTACAATTTTTATTTTTTATCAACTCATATTCACAAGTTAAAGGAATTCCATTAAATGTTATTAGTTTAGGAAATGACATTGAATTGTTCGAATCGAAATTAACTCCGTCGGCAAAAAAAATGTACGATGAAGTTATTTCAAAATATCTTGGAGATATTCAATCTTATGAAATTGAAATCTCCGATTCATTTTATAACTTTACGGTTAGTCTCAACCCAAGAAATTTTTTATACGTGGCAAAAGAAAAACATAAAAATTTCCCCGAAAAAACAGATATTCAAGACTTTGATACGTATGGAACAAAATACAAAAAAGTCGCGATTTTCTATTTCTCAAATGAAAGTGAAAAATATGAATGTTTAGAATTTTTCTTATTTCCTAATTGAAATTTCTGGTAGTTTGATTATTAACCTTCTGTTTGGAGCAGTCTTACTACTGTCTTTAACTTCAGGCCATTTCAAACCAGGAGCAAACTTATCGGTCTGTCCTATTGGATCTGGTATAAAATTCAATGTCGAATTACCAGTTTCCCTTTTCAATCTGTCAATAATTGCTTGAGATCTACGTTTGGATAATTCCATGTTATATTGTGCCTTTGTGGTTGGGTCACTATCGATTGATGCCGAGGTTGTTACTGTGACATCACCACTTACATTACTATAGAATTTTTTGATGTTATCAATAAATTCCTTGAAACTTGTTTCAGCTTCTGGTGTCAACTCTGCCTTATCAAATACAAAAGGGCTCTCAATGTCAAAGGTTTTAGTTATGTTCTCTGGTTTAATAATTTCTGATTCTGGTTCTGATTCTCTTCCAGGAGAGCCTTTTTCAATATCCCTTAATTGAATAATAAAATTATCTGTATAATTTTTCATAAATGTGACAATATTCCCCTCTCTTTCTTTTATTTCCACTTGATCTGGAAATATCATACTATCACCATAAAAAGAACCATAAAAAGTTATTGCGGCAAAGACAGGAACATTTTCTCCTGTATCAAAGTAACAAAATGGAGTTGGAGTTGTAACCTGTTCGATAGGACCAATTGGATTATATCGTGCTATTCTTCGTCCTATGTCAATTCCATTTTGTGTAAGTTCTGTAGGTACAATTTTGAATTTACCATTTGGACTTGGATTATCCTTTTTTTGAATCACTCCGTTAATTTCTAAGTCAGTGGGAATTTGAATCAAAGTTTTTGGATTAACTCTTGCAAAATATTTATCACCTTGTTTTACAATATAATTTGCAAAACCTAAGTTCCAAACTTCTACATTAGTTTGTTCCGATATCAAGTAAAGGTTTTTTGTTGCAGATTCATGAAGAGATATAATTCTATTTCTTTCTTCGTTAGATATTTCCCAAGTTTGCTTAATCATACTATACAATTTATTATAAATATCAGGATATAAAAAAAGGGACTATTCAGTCCCTATTATCTTATTTGATTTACGAATGTTATCCGTTCCCCACATTGGTTGAAGGTTTTCTAAAGACCAACATCTCATAAACTCCCCATCACCCATTTCTTCTATGTTGAAGGATGTAATTGGTAATTTATGGTCAACATGCCACTCTCCATAGTTATCCCAATTCATATTATTGTCGAATTGAGATTCCAAATGTTTAATCAATGATTCAGGAGTATATTGTAATATATCAAAGTAGTGTTTGTTTTTCTCGACATTACTTTCTTTTAACACCTGATAAATCGCAGTTCTGAAATTAGATATTAGTTTATAGAGGGGGTCACTCGCTTTACGATTTCTTTCATAATCACGTTTGATTTTTTTAATCTTTTCCACGTTTTTTTCACGGTATTCTTTAATGTATTCGTTCCACCTATCTTTATTTTCCGAATACCATTTTTTGTGTTTATCTGATAGATAATCTTTATTACCGTCTCTCCATTTTTTATCCGCGATTTTTTTTCCACCAATAAAACGTCTTCCAGATGGACCCATAATAACACCATTTTCTTTTAATATTCTTAGAATTGTTGGTTTACTAATTCCTGTTTTTTCCGAAATGGTTTGTGACCCAAAAAGTTCTTCATTATACATTTTAAGTATTTTATCTAACTCTTGTTCGGTTGGTATAATCTTTTTCATATTATACAATATATACAAATATTATACCAAAAAATCTGTTATTAAAATAAAATAATAAAAAAAGGGACAATTTCTTGTCCCTTTTTACCATATTAAGATATAGATTATCTCAATTCTCTCAAGTCGAATGTTCTAACGCCATCAACTGTAATTCGTCCGTAAAAGCGATTGTTGACCATCTTTTTCGCGTATCTCGTCATTATACCCTTAATCGGAGTAAAGTTAAACGGATTGTACATTGTAGGAGTTAATTGTAGAGGTACATACGGTGCGTAGATGTAACCAGTGTCCAATAGAGAAGTTCCTTTGTGACCCATCAATACTTGGTTTGGTGGGAAGTAAGGGTCTCTATACACTTGATAACGACCTGCTAATGTACCAACTCTTTCAATACCCATGTTGTACTGATCCTGCTCAGGAGCTGCATTTGATACGTGGAAGTATTCCAAGTCATCAAAGATAGCACTGATTTCAGAAGATACAACGATCCAGTTAGCTCCACCTCTCAAAGTTGATTTGTGGATTTGTGCTGAAATTTGGTTGATTGCTGTGATAAGAGTTTGGTTCCAATCTTTCTGAGTATAAGGAACTGCGTTAGATCCTAATCTCTTCCATCCATTGTAATCCCATCTTAAGTTCCAAGCTGCTCCTTTTCTAAGGTCTCTCAAGATTTCTCTATCGATTTCAGCTGCAACTTGCTCAGATAACAATGCAGTTAATTCAGCTTCAGCGTCGATGTTGTGGAATGCCGCAACGTCCTGAGCCATTTCTGGAGACCACTGTGCTCTTAATTTTCTTTCAGTTACAGAAACTGTTACTGACATAAGGTCGAATGAAACTTCACCAATCTTATCTTCGAATTCTAAGTTCTTATAGATTCTATAAGTTGCTGTGAATGCGTTGTCAGCAGCTGCTGTTGATTGGAAAGTAGAACCTGTGTAACCATCTAATGAACCACCACAAGTGATACATACTGGTACTTGAAGGTCAATTTCCAAATAGATTTTACCTTCAGCATCACAAAGGTTGTCATACTGACCACCATCTGTCTTACTGTTAGGGAATACCAACGTAGCGTTGTTATTACCATACTGAACGATACCTTTACCATATCTCTGAGTTACAACTCTGAACAAGTAAGGGTTAGAAGTGTTTGCAGAAGTGTAAATGTTCGCTGCAGAACCGTAAACTGTCAAATCAGATAAGAACGCTTCGTTATCCATTGGTTGACCATCAGGACCGATTAACTTACCAGCTCCATCAGACGCGAAACCTGACATAACTACCAATACTTTTCTGTAGTTATCCAAAGTATACGCTGAAGGTACCAAGTTATCTGCCAACCATGCCACAGTACCAACTTGTGCTGTGATAGCAGAATATTGTCCTTTAGAATAATCGAACAATCCAGGAGGATCCAAAGCTGGTTCGTTACCTTCGTAGAATCTGTCGTAAAGATCCTTTGTGTTATTGTAGTCATAACCACTGTTAGGAGTTTGACCAGCCGCAGCGTTTGGAGAACCATAAGGTGCGTAGTGCTCAGAAGTACCTGGTTGGTAAGCCTGAATGTTAGGTACGAAGTAGAACAATTTACCGATAGGTAAGTTCATAGCTTGTACTGAAACGATATCGTTTGCTAATAATTTAGAGAAAACTCTTCTAACGATAGGAAAAACAACTGTTTCAAATGCACCTGTATCAGATGTAGATGATGCTTCGTTAATTAAGTGTGAAGCTTGGTTTTCATAAAGTTGAGCTACGTTTTCTCTCATGTGACCCTTAAGACCCTCTAAGAATCCTAATTTGTCCCATTTGTTGATTGTGTCTTCTTTGATAACTTTAAGGTGCTTAAGACCGATGTTACCTACAAGACCTGATTCTAATAATGCTCCCATTTTTAGTATTTTGTTTTGTTTTTTTTTATTTGTTTATTAAATTTTAATTACCCAATTTTACTCATCAAATCTTTCATTCTTAAGAATTGAGGATTCTCATAAGTTTTTGATTCAATTAGGGTAGTTGATGAACCTGTAGAAACACCTTTGTTTAATTTAGTTTCAACTGATTCGTTAATTGGTGTTGATTCAGTTTTAGACAATTCGTCCTTAATCGACTTATAAAGATTTTTAGATTCTTTCAAAGTATCTACGTTATCAAATCTTCTAAGAATGTTAATTTTTTCTTTTTTGGTAGTCGAATGTTCGGTGAATAATCTTGTAGCGTATGCCAAGTTTGAATTGAAAATAGCAACTTCATTAAGTTTTTCTCTGAAAATATTTAATGCTTTTCTGTATTCTTCATTTTTCTCTCTCAACGTTGCAACTTCTGATTCTGAGGATTCAACTTTTACTCCGTTATTACCGTAAACATAATTTCTGTTATTAGTAATACCTTTTCTAAGTCCTCTTCCTTCTTTTGAACCCATTCCATAAGTTCTAGCAGCCTCTTTGGTTTCTCTTTTTTCAAAACCTGCATCATCTCTACGAGCTTTAGTAGTTTTAAGATCCTTTGAAGCCATTTTACCATGCTTCATTGCCAATCTTTCATCTTCTTTGTCATCGTATCCTTGACCTTCTTTTGTTTCTGCCTTAACAACTTTGGATTTTTGTTCCATATTTTCACCTTTCTTGTATTCAAATTTTGGTTTACCAGTACCTACTGATTTAGGTCCTTCCTTCATCTTATCATCGAATCCGCCTTTAGCTTTATCTTTGTAAGTGAATTTAGGTCCTGACCCAATTCCAACACCTTTAGGTTTTACTGTCGATTTTGCCTCTCTAACAGCTCTTCTATGGTTGTAAGATTCGTCCAAATCTTCGTCTTCTTCATCCATCATGTCGTCATCTTCCATCATGTCGTCATCTTCCATCATGTCGTCATCTTCCATCATATGCTCATCTTCGTCAAATTCGATTTCATACATGACTTCATCTTCCTCAAGGTTATCTCCTTGCCCGAAAATAGCATTGATTACATCTTCTGTATCTAGATCCATTTTTTCCATGTCATCCATTTCATCTAATTCTTCTTCCTCTTCTTCAGACTCACCAAGCTTAACTAAGTATTCTGAATCAGTGTCATTATCGGTTAAGTGAATGTCTTCACCATCTTTTTTTACGATGATACCATCTTCTTCACCCATAGCCTTAAATACCTTCAGAATTTCTTCGTCAGAAGCGTCAGTCAAATCTATTGGACTTTCTTCTGAATCCATATCCATGTCCATGTCAAATTCCATGTCCATTTCCATATCATCTTCATTATCAACAGTATCATCCATATCGATGTCTGTATCTAATTCAACCTCATCTTCCATGTCTTGTTCTGATAGAGATTCTTTTACTAACTGATTGATTTCTTCCTTCATAGTAGAAGCAAGTATTCCTTTTGCGTTCTGGGCGATTGCTTCTTCAACATTTTTCATTTGAATTAACGCCTCCTGTACTAAGTTTTTATTTTCTTGCATAGAAAAAATTTGTTTAATTTATCTTATAAATAGTACCAAATTGAAAAAAAGTCATTTTACAATATCCCCAAAATAAAAAAAGTGGTCTATTGACCACTTCATTTGTTTCAGTTTAATAATGTTGATTACTCAATCACCTCGTCGATTTTACTTTCAGACACAGCGGTGATTCTCCAATCATGAGTAAATCCCTCATACTTCTTGGTGACTTTTGCCTCCACGTCTGTGACAGAGTAACCTTTTACCAATTTCTCTTCTCTAACTTTTTTAATTTTGCCTGTGTTTTCATCAGGAAAATCATACTGAATTTTTGCTACAAAATATTTTTCTTCCATAATCTTATTTTTTTAAAAAATCGTCTAATTTTTTCATTAAGTCAACTGACTTTTCAACATACTCATTATTTTGTTTAGATATTCTCTCTTCCTCTAAATTTTCTTCATATTTACTTCGTTCATCAGGGTTTGTGAATAAATAAGCACCTGGAGTAGATGGTGATGATACCAAATCAAAACATATCAATTCAAAGTCATCTTGTACTTCATTTTTCTCTCCAACTTTTTTTAATGACCCAACTCCTCTGGAAGAGATACCTAAAGTTACACCTTGTCTCATTAAGTTAGCCGCTTGGTCTCCCTTAGTCGAAACTATACCTCTTTCGTGAAACCCTGGAGATGTCAATAATTTGAGTTTTCCCATGAGTATATTTTTATCCCACCATATGTCTGTTATGATGTGAGATACTCTGTCTAAGTCTATTAATGATGACTCAGGGTGGTTTAATTCTGATGTTGACAAACCCTTAGAAATAGATTGTTTATATCTATCTGCTTCTCTTTTCAGAATCCTTTCAGGATATGTTCTACCATTTCTATTTGGAGTATCATATTTTTGAAGAACTGCATAAAATTCAAATGGATTTCTATAATCTAAATTTGATGCTTCTTTTATAATGTCAATATTCTGAGCGTCTTTTGGAGAAACCCAACCCGCATCCATTTCAATCAATATCCCGTGGCCAAGCTCACTAGCTTCTAAAATTCTTAAATTTTTCATCTAATCTTTTAAGATAAATATACGGATTTGAATAGTTTGTTAGATTTCGTCTTTTTTAGAAATTGAAAAATCAAAGTATTTGTTTTGAATTACGTTATTTTTATAGATTGATTTAACAATTTTTTTTATGGATTCTTTAATTTCATCACTTTTGAAATCCATTTCTCGGAGGGTATATAGATTGATTTCCAAATTGAAAAATGATTTTTTCCCTTTTGATATCCCACTTGTTCGAAGGTCCAAATCAACAATATTTTTTTCTTGAAAAATTTTTGAATCGATTGATTCAAAAACTGAATTTTTTATTTCTCTCCCTAAACTTAAGACAATTCGGTTCCAATTTTCTAATTCTTCTTTTGGTGTAACCCATGATTGGATGTTTATGTAAACTGATTTTAAGTTTTTAGAATCTACTGTCCCATACTGTGATTTTATGGGATTGAACAGGTTAAGTTTAACACTTTTTCCTTTTTTCATTAATAATGATATTATGTATGTTTATTAATGAAATTATATACATAATATGTATGATTGTCAAAATTTTTTTATATTTGTAGATATTTCTAAGATATGATAATAATAAAAATAACACAGGGCAATCCTCTTGAGAAGGCTCTCAAAACCCTAAAGTCTAAAGTAATTAAAACGAAACAAAATCAAATTTTATTTGAGAAACGGGAATACACAAAAAAATCTGTACTTAAGAGAGCACAGATTCTGAAGGCAAAACATATTCAAAGTCTTAAAGACAAATCAAATTGATTCTTCCAAATTTTTTAATTTTAAGAAATTCAATTGGTCAAACTTTTCAGACTTAACTTTATCAATTGTTTCAGAAATTTTTGTTTTAATATCCAGTGAATCTTCACTATTTTGGAGTGCGGTTAATTTAGATATTGCACTTTCTTTTATTGTCTCAAATTTCGTCTCTAAAATTTTGACATCTTCAGAAACTATTTGGAAAAATTCTTTTTTAGAATTTTCATCCAAATTAAGTATGTAATTGTTAACTGTTTGGTTTGCAATGGAAACCATAGAACTAATTGGAATATTAATACTTTCTTTAATAGACTCTTTGGTTGATGTGATTACCTTTAGAATATTTTTCTTCGCATTTAATCTTTCGATTAAATTAACACCTTGGCTATAAACTAACGTATCAATTTCAGAATATTTGTTTTCTGTTTTTTCGGAAAGTGTAGTTGGAAGTTTGATACTTGGTAAAATTTTGTTTAATAGAGAAATCCCTTCTTCAATAAATTCTTTTGCGTCCTGTTCACCTAATTCTTGGGGTGAACTCAGTTGATCATAAATAGCATATGCTTTAGACATAGCTTTATTATTCAAAACGTTGTGTTTGAATTCTCGTAAAGTCTTCTTGAATTCCATTTCATTTTTGTAGGATTCCAAGAGATTTTTTTCAATTAGGGATTTTACTGTTCCGAAGGTCATTGTGTCTTTTTCAAATAAATATTATGAATTTAATAACTTATCTAATTCTTTTGAAATTTCTCCCAAAGAATCTTGAGCCTGCCCCAAATTTATTACTCGTGATCCTTCAATTAAATTATTTTCCACTAGAATATTTAGATCTTTTTTCTTAGATTCTGGTGTTATTTCGGATGGAGGGGCTTCAACTGCTGGTGGTAACTCAGGTTCTCCTCCAGGTATCTCAGCACCTCCTCCGAATGATGGTGGTGACCCTAATTCCTCTCCTCCATCCATTGTTGTCGAGGCACCTGCTGTTGGTGTTGACCCTGTTTGACTACCATATAATTTGTCAATATTATCAAACAATCCAGTTTTTGTTATAACTGTTGGAGTAGCCTTTAGCTCTTCACCAACGGCTCTTTCAATTCTTTGTTGTTGTAAGTCTAAACGAACTTCATCATCTGACCATCCAAAAATATGTTTCTTAGCCCATGTAGATGAAGTTGCCTGAATTCCATTTCCTGGATCAGAAACCAAATCCTTATATAATAATACTTTTTCTTTCCAAACATCGATCTTTAATAAATCTGCTTGAGTGGATGGATTTGTTAATCCAATTGTAAAATTTGAAAGTTCATCTTCAAATCCTAATAAGAATAAATGTACGATTGCAATCTTGTTAAGTTCAGCAATCATACTCTTTTGAATTCTATTGATTGTACGTGCAAATCGAATATCTTGTAATGCCAAATTTTTACCATCACCAACAACTTCTTCAAATCCTAAAAAGGCTTTTGGTACTCGAAGAGCTGTTAGTAATTTCTTTTGGATATATTCAATGTCTGCAATTTCAGATAGGTTAGTTGCACCTGGCAACGTATCAATAGGTGTCGGTGCCGCTGGATCACGTACAGGTATAAAATAATCTTGGTCAACCGCCATTTGATTAAATCTCATGTCTACGTTACCTGTTTTACTGTCAACAACTTGTTCCCTCTTGAATTTGTTGGCAACACGTTGTACATACGCTTCTACATCATCGTCATTCATATTACCAACGAACACTTTGAATATTCTTCTTTCAGGTGCTCGGGATGTACGGTAAATCAACATAGCGTCTTCACAAAGTAATAATTGTTTCCAAATACGTCTTGCCTTTTCTAACATAGATGTTCCATAAGGAAGTTTTCTGTCATCACCCAATAATCTGAAGTGAGCCATCTCCCAAGATTGAAACTCCATATTTTTATTTTTCCATGTAAAGTGTAATGCCTTTCTATCTTTATCTACTTCATTTGTTACATCGACAGATATTTTACCACTCGCTCCAACCTCATGTCTTTCTATTTCTATAGTTGGTAGTTGTTGACACCCCACAATACCTTTCTCAGGGTCTAACTTCAAATAGACAAAGTTGTCACCATACTTACATGTGTTACGTGTCCACATTGGTAAGTTTGTATTGATGTCTAATGCGTTGTTAAATAAATCAGCAAGAACACCCTTTATTCTTTTTGATTCTGAATAAATTTGTAGTATGAACCCGTCTTCATTTGTTGTAGTTGACTCTTCAGCATAAATGTCTAATGCTGCGGAAATCTCAGGAGTATATTCCATCGATTCGTAGTCATACTGAGCAGATAATCTTGTAGGTTCATAATATATGGCTTGAGAATAAAGATTATTCTCCACTTTAGCCCATTGATTGGTAAGATAATATGTTTGTTGTGCTTGAAGTTTTTCTTTCTCATATTCCTCTCTACTTTTTGTGCGTAGCAGTTCCTTTTTATCAAACTTGAAAGTCGGATAGTCTTGATTTAATAATGAGTTAGGTCCAAATGTTTGTGACAGTCTTTGCCAAACCGTCATATTTTGTTCTTCCATAATTTAAGTTTACTCTTTACCTCAGTAATATAAATAGTTATTTAGCGCCAAATAACCATCCATATTTTTGGTAATCTGCTTTAGACGCCCCATTATTATTTAAGTTGGAATCTCTACCCATCTGAGGTATCAAGGGGTTAAAAAAATCTGAAGTGTTTTTACTTTCATTAATCACAGAGGACCAGGAATTTAACATAGCCTTTGTGTGATTAACAACTTTTGTTAGTGATTGGAATGACTTTTCAGCGACATAAATCGCCATTGATAGTCCCATAATACAATCATCATGTTGACCTTTTTGGTGGTCAGGTCTTCCATGAATGAACACAAAAGTATTCATCTCATTGTATGTTCTATGGGAATATATTTTGAATCCATGTCGAACACCTTCTTCAAAAGCTGCAATAATTTGGACCCTTTTTGTATTAAAGTTAATTCCAGGGATTTTTTCATTTATTTTGGGGTCCCACTTCCATTTATTTGAAGTGTCAACACCATCAACATATAATCCAGGTTGATATTGTAATTCTTGCATTTTTCTTGCTGTCGAAACTCCCATACCACCAGTAATATCAATTACACAAAATGCATTGTACATTGTTCCCCATTTATAGGCAATCTCGGCTAATACATCTGGAGGAATCTTTCCAACATATTCTAATACTTGTTCCCGTTCATCAAAATCAATTATTTGGATTGATGAAAAATCTTCAGAGTCCCCACGAGAAACGTCAACTCCCATAACATACTTATGGCCATTTACAGGTTCCTTAAAAATCCATAAAGCATTACCCATAAGTTTTGCTTGAGGGGCTTGTAATTGATTTTTAGAGATGTTCTGCATCAAATCAGAATCGAATACGTTATCACCCGATCCCAAGAAGTTGCATTCAAGTTCTTGTGCAACTTTACGTCTATCGTATTTGAGTTTTTTTACCATCCCCTCAAACCATGCTGAACAAGGCTTATATCCTTGAGAAATATAATCTGTTACAATATTATGATCTCTTTCGTAGGGATTATCATTACTTAAGGAAATAACGGTGTCTAAAGGATAATCTTCTCGATTCAAAAGGTAATGAACCAAATCATTTGTCTTTACCATGTATAAATCTCTGGTATAACGAGGGTCTCGATACCAAAACATTTCAGAGATTTTGAAATCATTCATACCTCTTAAGGCTTGGTCATATATTTCATAATATATTGGATCGTACCCGTTTGGGGTGGAAACTACAATAACTTTACCACCAGTAGATAGTGACGCCATACAGGCAGACCAAAAATCTCCGTCAGCCTCGATAAAGGCGGCTTCGTCAAAAATAAGAATTGTTGGTGTATAACCTCTAAGAGCATCTTTGGATGTTGCAACCGCTTTGACCTCACATCCATTATTAAGTTTGAAATGTCTTTGAGAGTTTTTTTCCACTGAAAACCCGATTGAAACCCAACTAGGCCATTGTTCAATAAATGCCCTTATCTTGTTAGCCATTTCAACTGAAGTATCTAACTTGTTGGCGATGATTAGAACTTTTTCAGGCCTTTCCTTTCTTGCAAATGCGAGTTTTTTTGACGCCCAAGCTGCGGTTACAGTTGAAACCCCCGCTTGTCTATATTTTAACGCAATGTTTTCGTTGTGGGTTTCGTAATCTTCAAGTAGTGAAACTTGGTCAGGAAAAAGTTCTAATGGGACATACTTTGACACTGTATTATCGTATGTCTGTAAATAAGTACGAAGTGCATAAGGGGTATTCCTCATACACTTCGTATATTCTATTATTAATTGTTCTTTGTTCACACAGTTAAATCACATTCTGATTTATGGTCTTGGAATTCCCAAATCTCTATAAAGTTGGTCCAAATCATCATCTTCATCTTCGGAACCTTCTTCTCCTTTAAAATCATCATACTCACTCTTTGACTGTTGAGCTTGTTTCATAATTTCTTTGAATTTTGCAGTTGCCTTTCTAACTTTGGATTCATCTTCCGAAATTGCATTACCAATAATATCTAAAAATTCTTTAGCTTCTGTCTTGTAAAGAATTGAATAAAACCAAGGTACCAACCCTTTGTTTGCTTCATCATACATTTCGTCAGGTAATGCAAACCTTAATTTTTCAACAATTTCAGGACCTATTCTAAGTTGCATCGGTTCGTTTGATAAAACATCCGTTACTCCTCTAACTTGTTGAGACATTTCTGGATCTTCAGGTAATCCATGTCTTGCAATAGATTCCTCTAACCCTTTAATTATTTCATGACACAAAATTGGGAATATTAAACCTTCTGCAACAATTTTTGTATCAGGTTCATCTTCACCCTCGCCACCCTCGTCTTCGTCTTCATCTTTATTTTCTAACTTGACTTTTCCGGCAACACCATTTCCTGTTTGCGACATCATTTCAATCATTTGTTCCATAGAAAAATACATGAAATCATTGATTGACATAATTTTCAAATAAGAAGGATATAATTGTGGGTCAATTTCATCCAATCTTGATTTAATCTCAGGTTTTTGGAAAATATAATGACCTTTTTTCGCAGCACCTTGGACAAGAGCATTAATCATATTTCTTTTATGAATTTCCAACTCCATTACTTCTTCGTCAGTTAAATCTTCAACGTCAAAAGAAGGAATTTCAGGTGTTTCTTCATCTTCCTTTTTCTTTGGTTTAGTCGCCTGCATTCTAAAGTCTGAAATATTAATAGGTGCTCTATTCAGTAATGCTTCAATTGTAAACCAATCAGCAGGAACTTGAGTTTCCTCCAAGCATGCGTCAATTGCAAGTTGTTCTAATTCTTCTCTATGTCTCCCTTCAATTCTTGTTATTCCTGGAACTTTACTCATCATTTCTTGAAAAAGCATTCCTTGAACTTGTTGAGAACTAAGATCCTGTACTCCGGTCACTTGTTTCAACTTATCTGCGACTTTTCCGAATCTTGAACTTACCAATCTTTGTACATCCTCAACTCCCTTTCTCATTGCAGGATTCTTCGCGTACAAACTTTCAGGACTTCCCAATTTTCGTTCTAATCTTGGGTCCATTCTTTCGGGTCTATCCCCGTAATTTATTTGTTCTTTAATCTTCGCCATTTTATTATTTCAATAAATTTAAGATAACATCAATTACTTCTTGTTTCGCATCTTCAGGAGATATTCTTCCTGCTTTCGGGTCAATTTGTTCTCCCGGTCTTGGATTTTTTCCAGGATGTGAAGGTCTTGTTGTTGGTTTGGTGTCAGGTTTAGTAATTGGTCTAGTTGGTGCTGTAGTTGGTTCACCAGCTTTTGGGTCTATTTGTTCTCCCGGTCTTGGATTTTTTCCAGGATGTGAAGGTCTTGTTCCAGGTTTAGTATCTGGTTTTGTTGTTGGTTTTACAGGTGCAGTTAATGGTGAATTTGCTTCTGAAAGATATTTCATTAAGTCACCTTTAGTTATTCTTGGAGGTAAGTTTTTTTCCACGATTTTTGTTATTTCTGATTCTATAAACAAAGATACAGGATTTTTTCCTTCTTCCAATTGTTTTTTTACAGACTTTACGCATCTCTCGAATTTTCTTGTTCTTTTAGGTCCAACCTGTGCATGGCATATTGCCCATGGATTTGGTTGACCTGGCTTAAGGTCTGATTCACTTTCAAACATACCCATACCATCAGTCTCATTACCAAATCCATCATCTGATGAAGGACCCACTTGTTTTGGGTCTTGAGTTTCAATTTCTTTATTTGGGTCTGTAGTTACTTCTACATCTTCTTCAAGTTCGCTTTCAGCCGCAGTTGCCATAACTTCTTTTGTATTTGGATCTTGTCTTACTGAGTATCCTTTTGGGTTTGGAGGTAAACTACCACCTTTAGATCCAATTTTATATGTTGGTTTAGAAGGTACTTGTGTAACCTGTTCGGATATAATCAATTTACTATGAAGAATTTCAATTTGGGATTCTGTTAATTTCCCAACTGTTTTCGCAGATAATCCTTTATCAATCAATTCGAGTGCTTTTTTATTAACTTTCATAAACTACTTTTTTTTCGAATTCTAATATTAAATCTCTTTCGTAGAGTTTGTCTTTTATTTGTTGTTCGGACATTCCAAATCTAAAAACCATTCTTTTATGATTTCCATATTCGTCTGTTTCCCATGCTAACGCAACTACATCGTCGATTGCATCTTCCATAGAAAAAAAATCGGAGTTCTGAATCAATTCCAATTTTACATCAGTATTTCTCAGAACTCCTACTTTTTTAATATGATGTATTTCGGGAGGACTTGGATAACCGTTAGCCGGTCTACTTTCCCAAGAATCTCCCCAAACATCAAGACTATCAGAGAAAATGAATTCGTAAAGATTGTCTCCCTTATAATTGGGACCTAAACCATTTACGTATATCAAATAACTCATACTAATAATCCTTCAGGTGATATTTTTACTTGTTTACCTTTATTTTCAAATACTAAATTTTTCTTATTCGTAACTCCAACAATTTTTGCTGAAGAATTTTCTTCTAAGAATTTTTTAGCAGAAAATTCTTGTTCGATAGTTTCACTTAATCTTACAACTTCTTTCATTTGTTTTTTAACTTCAGAAACTTTTGTGTTTTTCCCCTTACTTTCAAGAATTTCTTTTTTAGAAATTTCAAAATACTTGGAGATTACTTTATCAACTTGTGATTCTCCGAAAATACTATCAATGATTGCTCCGTTTCCATATCCCCCTTCTTCCATTTCATATCCCTCAACAGGAACATCCATATCTGCTTGAATATCTTCAACTTCACTATCATCAGTCATATCTAATCCACCCATATCATCTCCACCTAAATCTTCTGATTCTTCATCGAATTTAGACATAATATCTTCTTTATCTTCTTCGGATAATGACTTAAGGTCTAATGAAGATAATACCATGTTGATAACATACTTTATATCTTCAGAAGTCATTCCTTCTTGAGTGTCTAAAGTTCTAATTTTTTGGGTTAATTTTCCCGTAAGTTTTTGAATAGTTTTGAACGTAACTTGGTCTTCTTCTCCCGTTGCAGGAGTTTCAATATCCATAGATACATCTGTATCAACGTCTCCTTCAGGACCCATATCCATACCCATGTCGATGTTTAATTCATCTTCTCCATCAGGCATTTCAGCACTTGGAGCTGGTGGTAAAGATGGTGAAGGAACTGCTGGTGGTGCTGCAGGTACCTCGGCAGCAGGCATTGGTTCTGCCGCTGGTTTAGGAGTTTTTAACGTGAATCTTTTTTGTTCTCCGTATAAAGAAACTTCTTCTTCGTTTTCATTGATTCTGTTCAACTCTCCTGCCACTAAATTTAATCTTTTGAATGCTTGAGAATATGAAGAATAGTATTTTCTATTTTTCATTGGCTCAATATAATCAGTCTCAGATTCTGAAATGGTTTTTTTAATAATATAACCCTGTCTTTCTTTAACTATTTCATACTTATTCCCATCGGCAAGAGAAATTGAATATTCAGATCTCGCGGTTTCATTAATATTCGATGGTATTACCTCGTTAAAACGAGCAATTTCCATGATTCTTTTTAATTTATCTTGTCCAGTCAATTTTTCACTGCCAAGTGGTTTCAAATCTGCCATATTTTGATTTATTTATATATTTTTGTTTTTAATTGTTTAATCCTTGGAATCCTCCTAATGCAATAGCACTTAAGTCGTTAACTGTTGTTCCTGTACCTGAAACGGCAACTGGGTGTGGGGCGACTGAACCCGCAGGTGCGGTACCTCCACTGAAATCCCCCAATATGTTTATGGTATATGCATATTGTACGTTTACATCTATAGTTCCCATCTAATTTTTTCTTTATAAATATATGGTTATTCACATTTATTAAGGTGTAAGTATCAGTCTTCCAATTTTCTCTCGATAGAAAGTTCTTTATCGAGAGCTTTATTTGACATATCAAACAATTTTTCGATGTGTCCCGACCTTCTTAAAAACTTAAAAACCAAGTTTTCGTAAGAAAGTTCACCTTCTTTTTCCAAACCTGATTTTCTATAATTTTTTAACTTTTCTTTGATTGAATCTATCAATTTAATATCATCTTCCGAATTTTCGGATTCAATTACCTTATCAATTTTTTCAGTCCAGTTTTTGATTTTCTTTTCCAAAACTGATTTATCAATCTCGTTTTCAAACTGTTTAGGTTTTGTTACCCACTCATCATTCATTACTGAATAAACACCTGTTGCGAAATGTGGCTCTTCATTATCTTGTGCATATAATTCGACATCATATCCAAATATTTTAATATCATGTTTGTCGTTGAATACTTGTTTCTTTAGATTATATAATTCTTTATATAACGGCGATTCATCTTCGAATTGTTGTAAATCTACAAGAATGTGTAAATCAAAATCAGAATATTCCGACCAATTAAAATTTGCTAATGAACCAGTCAAAACAATATCTTCAACAAAAACATCTTCGCCAAGATAATCAATGAATTTTTCAGCAATCTTTAATAAAGCGTTTTTCACCTTCGGAACCATCTTTGCTTTCTGTGGGTTCTCAGGATTCTCCCAAATTTTTGGATTGAGGGTTTCTTGTACTGAAAAACTATTAAGGATTTTTTGAAAATTATTCATCTATATAAATACTATAATTTCTTATACTTGAACGTATTTGATATGTCCGTAGTAAAAAACTTTCCTTGTGACTCTGACATTCGGAATTTTGTATATATTTGGTGAGGGACATTTTCATACTCATATTTGAATCCATTATTAAATTCTACTACAAGTTTTTTTGTTTCAGTATCGTATTCTGTTTTTTTAATGTTAGAAGATTTTATTTCATTAATAATCTTCGTCCCCTGAATTTCTTCTTTCAGTATTGCCATCTCTAAGTGGTATTAGTTCGTTTATCTTTTTCAGTCGTGGTACTATAAAATCATCAAATTCATCTTCAGAAATATCAAACCCAAAATCATTAACTTGTTTTAGTAAGTTAGTATGAATCTTATTTAATCTCTCATGAAATAAAAACATTTTTTCAGTATACATTGGCGGACTTTCCATGTCCTTTTCAGAAAAATTTAATTCTTGAAAATATTGTCTCATTTCCAAATATGCGTCCAAAAATTCTCTTAAACCACTTAGGTTGGATAGGTATTTTTCAAAAGGTTTCATAAATATAAATATTATAAAATTTTTTTGTATATAAAGTACTACAAAAATAAAAACCCTCACATCTCTGTGAGGGTTTTTTAGTTACTTCAACTTCCTAAGTTGGTCTCTAATTTCAATCGATTTTTCAAAATTTTGTTCTTCGATTGATTTTTTAAGTTCCTCTTCAAGTTTGTCGATTTCCTTTTGGTTAATTTCTAATTTCTTGATTTGGTCTCTTAGTTCAACCGCTTTTTCAAAATCTTCATTTTCAATTGAGATTTCAAGTTGTTGTTTCAAATTTTTTGAAGTTGGGTTTGTTTTGGTGTTGTCGTGGTAATACGTAGTTATTTTCATTGTCCCATCTTCTGAAACTTTAGTTTGAGTTTTCCACTCTCCGTTATTTGGGGTTAATTGTGCGAACATTTCATCGAACGCTCTAAAGATGTCATTATAAGATCTTCTGTTACCAAACATAATTTTAGTTTTTTATTTTAAGTTTATTTGTTATCTTTGTTCCAAGATTTATGCCGATAGTGATTATATGACATTATGACAGAAAAAGATTTAATAACATTAAATATTTCCTGACAATTTGTCCAATCATTGGGATAAGAATAAAAATTGTTATTACTTTGTAAAAACTAAAAACGTTATGAACGACTTAATGGACGACGAAGACAAAATGATGAGTAAAAGACAGAAGTCAGGCGGGGACAGCTCGACTCCTGTACTGGACAATTTCAGTAGAGATTTGAATAAGCTCGCCGAAGAAGGAAAATTAGACCCCGTAATTGGAAGGGATAGAGAAATCCTGAGAATTGCACAGATTCTTTCCCGAAGAAAAAAGAATAACCCAATCATTATTGGAGAACCTGGTTGTGGTAAGACCGCTATTGCTGAAGGTCTAGCAATGAAAATCGTAAGTGGTGAATGCCCTCGTAATTTGTTGGATAAACGACTCGTTAATTTGGATTTGACTTCAGTTGTTGCTGGTACAAAATACCGTGGTCAATTCGAGGAAAGAATGAAAGTAATCCTTGAAGAACTTAGTGCAAACCCTAACATTATTGTATTCATTGATGAGATCCATACTCTAGTTGGTTCAGGTAATTCATCAGGAGCTATGGATGGTTCCAACATCTTCAAACCAGCATTATCTCGTGGTGAGATTCAAGTAATCGGTGCGACAACTTTGGATGAGTTCAGAAAACACATTGAAAAAGATGGAGCGTTAGAGCGTAGATTTCAAAAAGTAATTGTTGAACCATCTACTGTGATTGAAACAATTGAAATTTTGAACAACGTTCGAGATAAATACGAAACATACCACAAGGTAATTTACTCCAATGAAGTTATCGAAACTTGTGTGAAGTTGGCTGACAGATATATTACCGACCGTGAGTTTCCAGACAAAGCATTCGACATTATGGATGAAGTTGGTGCTAGAATGCAGACCGAACTTAAGGTTCCTGAGGTAATCGAAGAGTTGAAGCGTAAAGCCGCTGACCTGAAACAACAGAAAATGGATGTTGTGAAGAAACAAAACTATGAACAAGCCGCCCAACTGAGAGACAAAGAGAAAAAGTTGTTGGACAAATTGGAACAAGAAAAACAGAAGTTTGAGGAACAAATGTCCAAAGACAAACAAAAGATTAGTTTGGAAGATGTTTATGATGTAGTGTCAAACATGACTAAAATTCCTGTCAATAAAATGTCTGTGGATGATACCAAAGCGTTGTTGAATTTGGATAAACACATCGTTGGAACTGTCATTGGTCAGGATGCTGCGGTTATCAAGGTTGCAAAATCAATCAAGAGAAACCGACTTGGCATCAAAGACCCAAATCGTCCGATTGGTTCATTCGTTTTCTTGGGTTCAACAGGTGTCGGTAAAACTCACCTCGCAAAACAACTTGCAAAAGAAATGTTTGGTAGCGAGGACGCTCTAATCCGTGTGGATATGTCCGAATATCAAGAGAAGCATACCGTATCCAAATTGGTTGGAGCGCCTCCAGGTTATGTTGGATACGAAGAGGGTGGATTGTTAACCGAGAAAGTTAAGAACAAACCTTACTCTGTTATCTTGTTTGATGAGGTTGAGAAAGCTCACAAAGATGTATTCACCGTATTACTTCAAATCTTGGACGATGGTCACGTTACGGATAGTTTGGGTAGAAAGATTAACTTCAAGAATACCCTGATTATCTTAACATCAAATCTTGGAGTTAAAAAATTACAGGACTTCGGAACTGGTATTGGATTCTCAAATAATACCTATAGTAACGAAGAAGCGAAGAAAGAAATCTTGATGAAAGAAATGAAGAATTTCTTTTCACCTGAATTCATCAACCGTATCGATGACACCATCGTTTTCAATTCTCTATCTCAAGAGGATATCAAGAAAATCACAGACATCGAACTTAAGAAGTTGATGAAGCGTCTTGACGAAATGAAGTATAAGATTACTTACGATGAATCACTTTTGAATTACCTATCAAAAATCGGATATGATGAGGTATACGGTGCAAGACCACTCAAGAGAGCGATTCAGGACAAAGTTGAAGACTTATTATCTGAAGAAGTTCTGACCGACAAAATTATCGTAGGAAAAACCTACGTGATTAAAGTCGAAGATGAAGTAGTCAAAGTAGTCAAGAAAGGTCGGTAAATTAAAAAGGGGAGAAATCCCCTTTTTTTTATATTTATAATCATGAGTAATTTTTCCCGACTGTTAGATAAATTCAAAAATTCACTTCCAGAAGATTTACAATCAAAAGTTGATGTAATAGAAAACTTTGTTGTAAACTATATTCGTGATAATGAGATTAACGTAAAATTTTTGAATTCATGTTCAGCATCAGCAGGGTTCACAGGAGTTAGGACAAGAGACCAAATAATTATTTGTTCTCCAATCAGTATGGAAACCATCGGGGATTTTTTATATACGATATTTCACGAAATCAGGCATGAGCAACAAATTAGAGATTTGAAAATGTTAAACCCTTTAACTGATTTTGATTTGGAGGATTTTGAGGCTCTTTACGAACAATACTGGAATATGGAGTTAGATGCTGACAAATTCGCAAAGGAAATGGTAGCAAAACTGGTAATCAAATTGGAGATCCCAATTGATATTGCAAAAAAATTATTTTCGTTGTCACTATACGTCCAGCAATATCCAACCATGTCAAACATGGTTCGTGGAAGTATTCAACAAATTATTAACGACATTAAGAGAATAAAAAAATCGGGTGGAGAATATACTGATATTCAAGACCACCCGATAGTACAAAGACACATCGATAAGTTAGAGGATTTTATTTAATCAAAACGGATGAAACTGTCCTCTTGGAACTGACTTTTTGAAATGTAATTTATATCCCAAATCTTCAATCATTTTTCTTCCCATTTCTATCCCGTTGAATACGTCCTCAATAATTACATATTCTTCAGGGCTGTGATAATCATAATAACCAATAGAAAAATTAATACAAGAAAAATCGAATTTACTTCTCAAAGCATAAACGTCTGTGTATGGGTGAACCATATATTGCATTTGTTCTGTAATCATTCCTTCAGTCAAAACTTTATCAATTTTTTCGAAGAACTCGGTATCTCTGTCAAATAATATTTGACCAAAACATTTTTCAGTAATCATCCAATTTTCTGGAGCATCGAACTGAATACCATATCCAACATTTTCAAAAAATTTGGAATCGGCAGCTTTTGATCCGTGACATCCAGTTTCTTCTGAAGCAAAGAATGCTGCTTTTATATTTGGTAATTCTTTGAGTAAAGTTAAACAAGCAAACACACCACATTTATCGTCTCCTCCAATACCTGTTGGTCTCTCATTATCATTAAATGCTTTCAACGCTGGTTTTAATTCACCTTGAGCATTTTTCAACATCATTTCTTTGACATTGATTGTATCGATATGGTGAACTGTATCAGTATGTGATATTACACAAGGAAAATAAAAATCTTCAGGAAGGCCAGTTGTTTCTTGTTTGGTCGCATAGATATTCAATTTGTCATCAACATAATGTTCTATGTTGTTTTCGGTTAACCAATTAACCAAAAATTCAACCATACGATGTTCTTGGTAAGTTTTTGTGGGTACGCTCAAAACTTCTTTGAGTAAAGTTATATCTTTCATTCTACAAAGATATAAATAAATTAGATTTCATCCAAACTGAATAAGGATGGTTGGTATAATAAATTGTAAAAATTTTGTTCACTCACTGTTATAGTTTTTTGTTTTAATCCTTTCGACAATGTTACCACCACTTTCATCTCAGGAAACTTAAATCCTTCAATTTTGAACCTTGTTTCTTTTTTGGAATCTTTTGGTAAAAAGTAATATTCTTCTTGTCTGAACTTTTTCAAAATTCTCGAAGTCATATCAGTGAAATCTTTGATAGTGACTCCCTCTTCTTCTCCTTCTTCTTCAATAGTTTCCAAAATATCACTAAAAAACCTGTTTGCAGTTCTGTTGAAACTTGAAGAATCAAAGTCATCTGGGTCTTCATAAGTATAATAATCTTCTTGCCAACCACCTGGAGCCTCTCTTCTACCAAAAACTCTTTCTAATAATTCTTTTATATCTAAATGAATGGCGTTTTCATTAATATATAATGCCAGCAAGTCTGCCACCGTTATTCTGAATCCATTATGATATGCATCAATACCCAACTCAGCATAATACTCATCCATTTCTTTATTTATAACTTTCTCAAGAGATATCTTGAATGCATGATTTTTTTCGTCTACGTAATCTTCAACAACATATTTTATTTGTTTTCCAAAATTTTCCATCAATTTTCCGGATAACTCCTTTCTGTATTCATCATCTTCGAAGTTGACTTTCATAGGGAGTATGGCTTTGGAAATTTCAGACAATAACTCCTTATTTTCTTCATCCAAAGTGTAGTAAAAACCATACCCCTCCATGAAATCTTCTATGGCAGAATAGTGATCCAAAAATTCATACTCAGAATAAGGTCCTGTCATCATTTGATAAAACCAAACATCATCATCCCGCATTCCCAAAGCTTCTAAAAAATCTTGTTGATTGTTAAATTCAATATCAATAACGCTCTGTCCTGGCATACTTCTGTCTTCTCTCATGTAAGAGAATAACTTATCGGAAGATAAAAGTTCATCTTTGGTTATTTTTCTTTTAGCATAATTTCTTAATGCTGTGAACGTTTCTATATTCATACCACAAATAAATATCAATTTAGTTGGATTCGGAAATATTTATACTTACATTTGTACAACAATGGGGTAGAAAGGTATAGATTGGCATTGTTGGAAATAAGTGGCACGTAGTCAGAATTCATCTATGACTTAAATCTATGGTGAAGAAAGTAACCGGCAATACTCTTGCTAAGATGGCTGCTCTAGGTTTAACTAGAGAAGCGTCTGTTGTAACTGCTTAATTAGTAGATATAACGTCGGGTCGAATGGGCATATAACCTCGGAACAGAAGCCCTCCAAGGTGGATACCACCCGAAGCGTATCAAAAGGTCTCGTTCAGAGGGCTACCTTATTACAAGTGAACTCGACACAGTTATTGGTGACAATGTCAAAATAGAAACCAAATATTTCGGAAGGTATGAAAAACCTTGACCTAAACGTGTAGGCATTTATTGTCAAGATGAGCAAGACCGCAGTTCGAATCTGCGCTACTCCACCTTCAACAAAAAAGGGTTCGAAATTCGAACCCTTTTTTTTTAGTTTCCTTTAGACGGAAATCTTGTCCATCCATTTACCCATATAGGTTTATCTAATTCAGGTATTATCACATCAACTTCCTTATTACTTTTTGATAGCACCAATGTTTTAAGTTGTTCACTTGTTAGAATTGTAGTTGCTCTACTAATGAAATTCAGATTTGGATTGAATGTCCCGACCGAATTGTTTTCAAAGACAGATACACCATCTTTAACAAATTGAGTTGTTTCATTACTTTCCAAACTCAATCCACCTTTCATCCAACCCCAAACTACGCTATTCTTCATTGTGAATTGGGTCGATCTTCTGAATCTCAAACCTAAATTGTGGTTTGCTAATGCTGTGGATACATTTGGTCCAACCAAAATCATATTGTAAAGTTTTGGGTGTGTGTAAGGTTGTGCTGAGGATCCTGTTCCATCATTATCACATTCCACACCATTTCCAGCGTCACCACTATCCACAAATTGTGGGTCTCTTTTTGCAACTCCGTTTGTAATCATTCCTGTATAACCAAAGTCAAAGTCGAAATCATCATCTGCGGTTGCGTATGCGTAAAGATTTTTACCATTTACAGTTCCACCAAAGAATTCAAATGCGTCGTCGTTAGCATATATTGTTTGGATGTTTTCAAGAATTGTTCCGTTTCCTACACCTCCGAGAGTCAATGC